TCGCCGTTGAAGGTGATGCCACCAGATGACAGAACCCTAACTCGTTCATTGCCACCCGCAATAAGTCTAACAGAACCTTGACCAGCAAAATCGAATAATTCATTTGCGTGGTTGTATTGAATATATCCACGATATAAGTCACCGCCGGATGCTCCATCAGCAAAATAAATTCCAATCGCTCTGTTATCATCAGAACGGAGAGTCATTCCAACATTTGCACCTGTTTGGTAGATGTTCAGATTGTCGGCTGACGACTCTCCAAAAAAGGGTGTACCGTCTGGGTGGATGCTTACACGGCCTGAGTTGTCTATGCGAACACGTTCAGTATCGTTCGTCTTGAACACCATTGGGTCATTAGACAAAACATTTAAAACACCAGCATCTAACGCTTGGTCTGCGCCAACGATAAATGTTTCAGAGTCGCTGGCAGTTCTGAATATAATGTTTGCATTATCTGACCCAGACGCATCAATTTGGATACCAAAATTGCCTGAAAAATCGTGTGTAGTTCCACCTTGAACTAGTTTGCCGCCCGTAGTAAGGGTTAGGTTGTTTTGCCACGCAGAGCCAGTCCAATGCTGGATTTTAAAATTGCCCGAACTGTCTTGAGTAAGGTTGTTAAAACGACTTGTCGTGCTGTCGTCTAGCCTAATGCCATCATTGTTTTCGTCAGCAATGTCACTGATTGTAAGGCGACTACCTCCACTAATTGTGCCATCGCCCTGAACATCGATCCCATCAGCGGTGACCGTGCCAGTTACGTCCAATGCAGTGGTGGGGCTGGCATTTAATACGCCCACACGATTATTAGTCGAATCAACAACAAGCGTAGTAGTGTCAATAGTAGCATCACCGCTTACAGTCAGATCATCTGCTGTAGTAAATTTAGAAAGACCATTACCAAGATACGGCATTAGGTGATCTCCATAATACTCAATGTGACACTAGCTTTGTCTGCAACAGAGCAGTCAATCTGTAACTTGTCAGTTGTCTCTAGAACAACTTTGTTTCCTGCTAAGATCTCCAAAGACGATCCAACAGGAAGCGGAGCGTCCTTCAACAAAAATGTGGTGGTGTTTGTAGCGGATCTACCCCCGCCTGACGTATCGCTGACGAGCTTCACGCTCACTGTAACTTGACTGGTATGGACGTTCGATAAAACCATGCCCAGTACAACTGTGGTTGTGCTACTTGGTGTGGTGTACAGATCCTCTGGCGTACCAGCAGATGCTGGCATAACGTCATGTGATACTACCTTGAATGTGTTCGCCATAATTTCATCCTAACGCTATAGCCAATGCAGTGGCGTCATCTGTTGTTGCGAAGAAGGATGCGCCTTGTGTTTGAAGGTTGTCGGTATGTATTGTCTTTTCTGCTGGCAACGTGCAGAAAATCGTCTTAGTCCCAGAACTCCAACTCACAGCATTGTCACTGTTACTGGACTGCAAGATGGTTGTACGCGCCAATGTAGTGCCGGATGACGTGTACGTTCCAACTCCAACCTCAAAGTCAGTACCGTCTGTGCAGGCGTAAAATGTCGTGTTGCTATTGCCTACAGAACCAAAAGTCTCAAAACCAGTAACGGCCCCCGCAAGAGTATATGTACCCGTGCCAGTTGTCGTGGTCGTTTCCTTTACCCTGTCAGCAATAACAAGAGCCATGTTACTTCAACTCTACAGATAGGTTGCCTGTGTTGATGCGGAAGATATCCCCAGAAGCTATGGTTTTACTTGCGTCCAAAGCACCTACAAACAGGATGTTTCCGCTACTTGCTGCGTCTACAACAAAAACGTGTGTGATAACATCATCACCTCCGCCACCAGATGCTGGGAACTCAATGTTCGCTGCATTTGTTGCTGTCTGTGTGTCCGTGCCAACAGAAGGAACTGTCCAGCCAGAAGCCGCTACCTGCTGTCTTGCGTAGTTGGTAAAGTCTGCCTCAGTAACAGAGCCTGTTTCTATGCTGCTAACTGCGGTAGCTAGGCCCACATAGATGCTATTGCCGGGAGAGGCAAAACTCTCCGCGTTGTTTTTAAACAGAAACTGCAATATCGCGTGTTCTGTATAGTTGGTTGCTGCATTTGAAGTTGCCATCTTTTACTCCTTATGTACGGGGTCTATCCGGCAAACCCCTGCGATACGCATCGCTGTTTTCTCTGGCCTCTGCCAGATCCTTAATTCTACTCAAAGCTTCTTGAAACTGCTTTTCGTAGACAACCATTAAATCTTGTTCACCCTTCATGTAAGTATATGCCTCGACCAATGAACCGTAAAGCATAGCATTGGGAGCGTTTTCACTGAGCCATGTATTTCCAGAATCTGCCCCTGCCGTCAAAGAAGCAGGTCTGTAATAATAATGAAGCTCTACGGCATAATTAGAGTCAGGGGTAGGTGCTACTATGAAATTATCAATATCAAAAAAAGCATAATATTTCGGCAACCCGGTGGTCGCAGGATTGGGAGTATACTCTTGTAAGTAATTTACATCTTTTTGTAACAAAAAGGTTTTTACGCTGCTGCTTGTAACGGAAAAAGAAAAGGATGCTAAATAATCAGTAGGGACAGAAAGATACGGATCATTTTGACTTAACGTGCTTGTAGCGTTTTTGCGAAAAACTTCTAAATCAACAAGCTTAAAGATGCGTTGCTCTGCATTTTTTATAAACGTAGGCAAATTTGTTACAAACGAAGTTTCAGTGTTCTCCGTGTAATCTTGTATCGCTGTCTTTAACTGTGCGTAAGTGTAAGACATTAAGCTATCCTTATAATCGCATTACTAGCATCCGCTGTAGGCATAGTTACGGTAAATGTAGATGAAGATGAGGATCTATCTGACCCAAAATCAAATACAGCCACCGCCTTGTTAGAGGCGCTTGAATTATAAACTAGAGCCCCTCTTGCCGTGATTGTAGAGCTAGTAAAAGAAACATCATCAAAATCTATGAAAGCCGTAGTGCCGCTAGTGTTTACACTCACGTTTGAAAGGGTAGCTCCCCCAGCGCTATATCCTGCGCCACTAACCTCCGAAGAAGTCGAATACGCTGTAGTGCTTGCATCAAGAGTGGCACTGTTTGTAAACAAAGCTATCTTAAAAGTGTGACTGCTAAAGTTATGAACGGCTTGAAACAGTTCACTCTTAAAAGAGGTGCATAAAAAATTTCCGTTAAAAGCCATTAAATACTCCTACACTATCGTTATGTTCCCAACCATACTGCTGTGGTTGGTGCATTGATACACCAAAGATGTATCGCTTGGCTCGTGTGGCACAATAAACTGAGTCAATCCAGTTGTTGAGTTGTAGTTCTCTGTCACCCCTGTTGTAAAGGCAGAGCCACCATTAGACGTTCTGATCTGCAAAGGATGGCTGCTTACGTTAGCCGTATTGTCTATCAAATAGGTGTGACCCTTATAAAACGTAAAGTTTGGATTATTACCTGAAGTTGCACCCGGACCAGTAAATGTGTATGCCGAACTTCCGCTAGTGCCAGCGGTGTACTTAGTAACAGGACCAGTGGTTTCATCGTTTAGTCTTATCCAAACGCCACCATGAGCAAAATAAAGACCCCCCGTGGCATGAACATGAGCTACTGCGCCGTGATAAGTAGAGGCACTGGGCAGATCACTCAAAGCACTGTAATAAAAAACAATCTTATTAGCGCCTGAACTTACATCAAGTAGACCGTTCGCATCTATAATATCAGTTAGTACGCTAGAACTATTTCCTAACGCGGCGTATATCTCGTTAAAGTTATCATTTATTTTATCAGCGCCAGCACGAAGAGTATCACCAGTGCCATCATTCGCGCTTGATCCTATTCCTACTGTTTGCTTTGCCATCTATCCCTCGTCAAAAGTCTTGTTACTAGAATCCAGTGTAACGCTTGTCGAGTCAAACGTCGAAGAAATAGTAGAAGCCGCCATAGTTCCCACCGCACTCGTAGCAGAAACACCTGTCAAAGATACCGTTGTGGGAGACGCAGGAGCGGTTCCTGTGGCTACTACTTGTCCCACAGACCCAACTAAAAAAGGAACTAAGATGTATCTCAAAGTTGTTGTGTTAAAAGTTGGAAAAGTGATATTTGCGGAAAAGGTGTTGTTTGTGTCGGGTCTAGCATTCCTAAGAGCTTCAGGATCGTTTGCTTTTCTAAACGGTCCTAATTGCGGATGCTTCGGGTCAAACTCATCTGGACCCACCGCTGCCCCGGTCCATTCTACTTTCATGTCCCTGTATCTGTACCTTTGTCCAGATCTGTCGGAGATAAAAAAAGAATTTTTACCTGAAGCAAACCGGGCCATTAGTTCACTCGTAAATATTCATATTGAGGGGTCACGTTGAAAGAAGATCTATCTCTGTCTTCAGTACGCGCCCTCTCAAACTCCTCCTCATATACTGCTTTTAAGAGTTGAATACGATCAGGAGCCCGTTTCATTGAAATGTAGTAGGCTAGACCAGCGGCTAAACAAGGATAAAACCTGAAAGGCATGTCTACCGTGTTAATAAGCGTGTCCGCGTCGTCCATACGAACAAGGGCGTCGTAAATTATTGTATCCGTTGAGTTTTCAGGAGTTGTATACAATTTAAGGGATGGGGTTATTTGACGATCTAAAAAATATTGACTGGGTCTTCCTTGAGTAGTTTTAGTGGGAATAGTTATGTATCCATCCCGACTTAAACGAGTCATGGTCAAGTCAGAACCACTTCTTCGACAAACAACAGATAGTACATCAATTACATCTGTGCCTAAATCGTATGCGCTAGTGCCTTGAGTTACGGCTTGGGTCCTTTGTTTAATAGTCCATTGATTCAAACCACGATTAGCCCAATCAGCTAAAAGCAGGTTTAAAGAGCGTTTTGCGGTGCGGGCATCGTATCCCGTCCGAAACTCTGTCCCG